ATATATTGACTGCCAATTTATCAGATGTCAAAGAGTGATTTTTATACGTTCACAATATGTCTGTTTTAAATCCGGCTTTATCGAGTTGATATTTGCAGCAAATAAGCCAACATGGGACGACAGATTGACCCGCAAAAGAAGGAATTCGCCTACGCGTTGTATATGAACAACGAGCTTCAAAAGCTTATCTGCGAGCGTGTGGGGGTTGCACCCAAAACTTTACAGAACTGGATACAAGCCGAAGGTTGGGCCGAGCGGCGCGCCGCTAAAACAGTCACCAAAACGGAACTTGTAAATAAGCTCCTGGTAAGTATCGGCAAATTAACCGATAAGTTCAATGATCCCGGGCAGGATATTGAAGGCCTTCAGGGAGTAGCCGACCAGTTAAGCAAAATGATGTCATCACTCATGAAGCTGGATAAAGGCTCATCAGTAGTCGAGGACATTGACACCTTTATGCAGTTTAACGGATGGCTCCAGCGCCGGTCGGGAGTTGACCGCGAACTTACGGTTGACCTGATGAAGGCAATTAATAAATACCAGGATCTTTATGTCAGTGATAAGCTCTCACAAAAATGAGCCAGCTAACCGATAAAATAAAGGCTTGGAAAGAGCATTGTAAGATTGTCCAGGAGAGTAACCCGGTTGATCCGCATGAGCCGCTGGCCGATAAGCAGGCCCGTATTGCACAGGCTAAAAAAGACTATAACTTCTTTGTTAAGTCCTACTTCAAGCACTATGCCGATGCCGACTGCGCACCATTTCAGGTAAGCGCCGCCAACAAGGTTGCAGAAGACCCCAATATATTTGCCATCCTCGAGTGGCCACGAGAGCACGCCAAGTCGGTTCATGCCGACGTGCTTATCCCCTTATGGCTAAAGATTAAAGGCGAATTAACCGGCCTTGTTCAGGTTGGAAAGAACTGGGACGATGCCGCCGGCCTTATGGGCGACTTACAGGCCGAGCTCGAGTATAACCAACGTTACATTAATGACTTTGGGGTACAAAAGACAACCGGTTCCTGGGAAACGGGTAATTTCATAGACTCAGAAGGAATTGAGTATACCGCCATCGGCCGTGGCCAGTCCCCGAGGGGTATCCGTAACAGGGCCAAAAGGCCTAACTACTGTAGTGTCGATGATATCGATGACGACGAGCTCGTTGAAAACCCGGACAGGGTTCAAAAGGTTGTTAAGTGGATATTAGGCTCACTTTATGGAGCTCTGGCCATTAAAGGCAGCCGCATGCTCATAGTAGGCAACCGTATCCACAGGAAGTCAGTACTGGCGCACATGGTCGGTGATGTCGATGAGAACAGCCCAAAACGCAAAGGCATCTACCACTCTAAGGTTTGCGCCATTGAAAACGGCAAACCGGCGTGGGAACGCTATACACTGGCCGAGCTCCAGCTGAAGTTTGACCGTATGGGTTACTACCTTACTCAAAGGGAGTACTTCCATAACCCGGTTACCGAAGGCAAGATCTTCAAGCGCGAGTGGATACAGTGGGGTAAAATACCGGCCCTTCGGGAATTCGATATGATAGTAGCGTACTTTGACCCATCCTATAAGGGCAAGACCTCAAACGACTATAAGGCCGTAAGGGTTTGGGGGGCCAAAGGGTATAAGCGCTATTTAATAACCTGCTTTGTCCGCCAGTGCGGTATTACCGACGCCGTTAAATGGATGTATGACCTTCATGAGCGCCTCCGGAGCCAGGTATCCATAAACTTCTATATGGAACAGGTCTTTCTTCAGGACATGTTTTTTGATGATTTCGAGGCCGAGGCCAAGCTACGCGGATATTACTTACCGGTTGCCGGAGACACCCGCCAGAAGCCTGATAAGTTTATGCGTATTCACTCCACAGCCGCATTTTACGAGCGTGGCATTACTGTTTATAATGAGGCTGAAAAGAAGTCACCGGATATGCAGGCCGGCCTTGACCAGGTGCTTGGATTTGAGAAAGGCTCGGCGGTTCATGATGACGCTCCTGATGCTGATGAGGGCGCATTATTCATACTGCAGGAGTATGGCAGGCAGCGCTCGGCCGAGCCACGTATAGGTAAACGGAGCGGCGGTAACAAGTATTCTTTTTAAAAACGACATATAATGTTTCTAAAAGTTGAAGATTTTACTACCCTGATTACCGACGAGGACAGGGAGTTTGTTGAGCAGGCCTCAGAAGCTAACCGGTTACTGGCCGAGGGAATGGCCATTAGTGAAATGAAAGGTTACCTGAGGCAGCAATATGATGTTGCCGCTGTATTTGACCTTGAGGCCATCCCGGATCCTGATACCAGGGATAAGGCTTTAGTCATGTTCGCAATGGATATTACCCTTTACCACTTGCATACAATATTACCCGGGAGGTATGTTCCGGAAACACGTGTAACCAGGTATGAGCGTGCGATCACATGGCTCACGGGCGTGCAGGCCGGCAGAATAGAACCGGGCCTCCCCGCGCTTAAGGACTATGCCGGTGTTGAAAAGTCAATATTCCGCTCTGGAGGTAATGAAAAACAGAACTGGGGCTGGTAATTAATAACCTTTTAAAAAGCATTTAATGGACGATTTTAAGATATCTGAAGGAAAGGCCGAACCGATAACACTTTCATCTCTCGAGCGCTCTGATGTGCAGGCTAAGGCCAAGTCAATACTTGTCGAGCTGATGCGAAATACCATGCAGCTTACGAAGAAGGATATTGATAAGTGGCGTAAAGCATGGCAAATGGCCATTAATAAGGATAACCCGAAGCGCTACCAGCTTTATCAGATTTATATTGATAACCTGGTTGACCTTCACTTATTAGGGGCCATACGTCAGCGTAAGTTAAAGGTTCTGGCCAAGCCGGTTAAAGTCATTGACCGAAAAACAAAGGAGATTGATGAGGAGCTGACCGAGCTACTTCAGGCCCGCTGGTTTAAGCAGTTTTTAAATCTTGCCATGGACTCCCTGTTTTGGGGCCACTCACTCATACAGTTTGACGACAGGATTATAAACCCCCAGCTGGGCTTTGCCGGTTGCACCCTGGTACCACGTGAGCACGTCTCTCCGGAGTACGGAACCCTTTTAAAGCAGGTAAGTGATGACCCTAAAAAAGGAACCGACTACCGAAAGGTATATGCCGACTGGGCGCTGGAGGTTGGTGAGCCAAATGACTTGGGACTGCTGAACGCGTGCTCACCTCATTGCATAAGTAAAAGGAATATGCTGGCCTTCTGGGATCAATTTGGCGAGCTCTTCGGTATGCCGGTTAGGATTGGCAAGACCTTAAGCCGCGACCAGAAAGACGTCGACTGGATGTCTGATACCCTCGAAAAAATGGGCTCGGCGGCATGGGGTGTATTCCCTGCAGGTGCCGAAATCGAGATCAAGGAGACCACCCGCGGTGATGCCTTTAACGTTTACGATAAGCGTATTGAGCGCTCGAATAGCGAGCTCTCAAAAGGAATCCTGGGCATGACAATGACCCTGGATAATGGCTCAAGTAAAAGCCAGGCCGAAGTACATGAGAATGTTGCCGACGATGTTGCCTGGAGTGATGCTGACTGGTTGATTGACGAAGTATCCGACCGGTTGTTCCCCTTCCTTAAAAAGCACGGCTTTAAGGTGGATGGCAAAAAGGCCGCATGGGACGATACTTATGAGTATTCGCCTTCTGAAATACTCGAGGTTGAAAAGGTGATCCTTGAGAACTACGATGTCGACCCGACTTATTTTGAAGATAAGTATGGCATTAAGATCATCGGTAAAAAGGCCCAGCCAACACTGGAGCCTGAAAAAAAAAAGTCTCTAACCAGCCTTAGCCCGGTAGTTCAGTTATTAGCCGAGGCATATAAACCGTGCCCGGATTGTGGCGGCCACCTTATTACGCTTTCCCTGAGTGATGATGAGATACTAAAGGAGGCCACCCTGATAGCCAGGGCCATTATGGAGGGGAAGGTAACCGGCGGCGATATACTACCTGAAATAGCCGCAAAGGTGGCCGAGCTTTTGCGTAAGGCACTTATGGAGGGATACTCAAACGGATTCCCGGAAGTTAAGTCAGGCACTCCGGAGGCGACTATGCTCGAGAACCTCGAGAAAAACGTTTACCAGTTCTCGGTAGCCAAAAATTACCATGAGCTTAAGGAGGCCACACTACTGTTAAAGGACGGCGACCGGCTAAGGACTTTCAACGAGTTCAAAAAGGAAGTAATAAAGCTCCATACCCTATACAATAAGGCATGGCTTGAGACGGAATACAACGCGGCCATCAGCAGCGCTCAGACAGCCGCACAGTGGGTTTCTTACCAGGATGGCAAGGAGGATATGCCATTACTTCAATATCGCACTGCAGGTGATAAAAGGGTGCGCGACAGCCACGCCGCACTTGAAGGAGTGAAGCGGCCTATTGATGACGATTTTTGGAATACACACTACCCGCCAAACGGCTGGAACTGCCGTTGTACGACTGTTCAGGTTGCCGGTAAGGAAACACCAAAAGAGAAGATCCCGTTTGCCAAGGTCGATAAAATGTTCCAAACCAACATGGCAAAAAAGGGTATGATCTTCCCTGAAGACCACCCTTACTGGGACGGTGTGCCTGAAGACGTATTAAATAAGGCCGACGATATCAAGCCTAAAAAATGAGAACCTTTACGAGTAACGGCAAACCCTATGACTTCAAGACGGTAGCGGCTAATTACAGGCGCGTATCCGCACGTTTGCCAAGGGCCTTGGGTGGCGTCGCCGTTAACTTCTTTAAAGACTCATTTAAACGTCAGGGGTGGCTTGATAAGCGTACCGAGAAATGGCCGGCACGTAAAAAGAGCGCCAAACGAAATACCGGCAGGGCCATCCTTATTGACCGTGGCCGCCTCCGTAATAGTATTATCCTGGCAAAGGTAAGCGGCAACATGGCGGTGGTCAACGCACAGGCGCCCTATGCGGCCGCACATAACGAGGGCTTTAAAGGCCGGGTTAAGGTGAAGGCCCATGAGCGTGGCGTTTATAGCAAATATAAGGCCGTCTCCACAAACCTCGAGACCGGTAAGACCAGGTCCCGGACAATGACATACCAATCAGGGAGCCGCAAGGTGCGGGCTCACAGCAGGCAAATGAATCTCCCACGCCGCCAGTTTATGGGCGATAGTGAAGTAATGTTTAAGAAAATGGACGTAGTAGTTACCAGGGCAGTTGATCAAATATTTAATAATTAAG